TATTACGTTTACCGTGTTTGAAGAGGCCGGGAATGTGTTACCATCGTTCCGGTTAGAGATTAAACTGATTGAAGAAGATGTTATCAAAGTAATGAACGAAGGTAACATCTTGCAGGTATCGTATGGTCGGGACCAAGACCACATGCGTACTTGTGACCTGCGGATACTGCGGATGGATACATACCCCGATGGCGACCATTTCAGGCGGGTATTACTAAGCGGACTGATAGATGCAATCGGCTGGTTAAACGTAACGCATTGCCGTGGGTTTAAAGATAAAACGTCTCTGGATGTAATTGATGAGGTAGCAGCCGATTATTTCACGGTTGATTTACGGGGGAACACGGCTAGGGATACCATGTTATGGTTACAACCGGGGATAACAAACAAACGATTTATAAACGAGGTTTGGTTACATTCGCATATACCGGATTCAACACCGCTGGTAGGTATCACGGCAGATAAACGGTTCTTGCTCCGGTCAACGACGCAACTGAAAGATATTGACTGGCGGTTGGTATACGGCGATTTAACTGATGATAAAGATATACCGTATCAGAGTAATTATCATGTTGAGATGCGCAGCGGGTTCATCAACTCTTGGTACGGGTACGGTCGGGAAAAGAAACTGGTTGACTGGGAATCAGGCAACGTAGTTTTTGATAATGAAGAAGCAGAAGTATTTCTGGCACAGGCAAAGACACTTAACCGGATGGGAGAGATAACGCCCCGGTTCGATAACGCATCGTTCCTGAACGATAATGTTCATGAAAATTACTGGAGCGCATTTATGCGGAATTTATCGTATCTGACAATGGGTTCCTCGGTTAAACTGGTGGTCAGGGTAACGGATTATTACTTTGATGTAGATGTTTTAGATAGTGTTTTGTTTCTGGATAGACGGCAGGATGATAAGAAAGAAGAAGCAATCGAATTCTTTTCTGGCCGGTATGTAGTTAGCAAGGTAGTCAGGAACTTGTCCAGCAGCCAGTTTACAATGAGCCTGGAACTATGCCGGGAAACGTTAAACAGCGGGAAAGGAAATTTACGGTAATATGTTAGTTAATTTTTTGGAGCAGGTTAGCAAGGTAGATAATTTATCGTTACCGCATAAAGGTATTGTAGTAGATAACATCGACCCTAAAAAATTGGGCAGGTTAAAATGTATTGTTAAAGGGTTGTTTGAAGGAGATGATAAAGATATGCTGCCGTGGTGTTTTCCGAGAAATAGCTATGGATTAGGCGGTGGCGGTGATTCAACACCGTATAACAGCGGGTTCAGCGTACCTGAGATAGGCACAGAACTGGAGATACAGTTCCCGTACAAAGATATTTATCATCCGATGTATGTCGGTTTTTGGCAGAGCGAGATAACGCATCAGGTTGGGTTTGACAGTAATTATCCAGAATGTTATGGCTTCAGAGATTCATCTGGAAGCTATATTAAGGTGGATAAGGATGAGGGTTACATGAAATTTAAACATGGGCCTTCGGGGAGCTACTTTGATTTAGATAAAGATGGTAATTTAACAGTTTTTATATCAGGCAATATGCGGGTGCATGTGGCAAAAGATATAGTTATATCGGCGGAAGGCATGGGTAAACTTAACACGGTCAAGAATCTGAAGTTTGACGGGTCACGTATTGACCATAACCTTGACCATGAAACCACGCCTAATCCACCGGAACCGGACAGGGCAATTGAATAACTATGGAAAATAATTTAATTAGATTATCAAGGGCACAGATTGATTATAATGGTTCGGGTTCCAGACCGTTTTGGGAAGAGTAAGTTATGCCTCAGGTAGTCAGATTAGGTGATGTTTGTACGGGTCATGGATGCTGGCCATCCAGACCGAACGCACAAGCGTCTCCTGACGTGTTTGTAAACGGGATACCGTGGCACCGACAAAGTGATGCTTGGTCTTCTCATTGTTGTCCTCCACCTTGTCACGGGGGCGTTCTGGCAGCAGGTTCACCCGATGTGTACATAAATGGGTTACAGGCAGGTCGCCAAGGCGACCCTGTCTCTTGTGGCAGCGCATGTTTGGCGCACAGCCCCGATGTTTGGGCTAATTAAAGATGAGCACTGTAAAAGATAGGTTACGGCAGGTTTTATCGGAACGATACCTTAAAGACAGGTATACAATCACGGTTGCGGAATATAATGCTATGTCAGGGCAAGATAAAGCTAAAGATTGGGTACCGGTGTACAACGGTCATTCATTGATAGGTTATCTGGAACCCTTGTCCGACTGGGAAGACCGGCAAGCATACTGGGCATGGGAACAATCAATGTGGGAAACATGGTTAAATTAAAGATATAATGGCAAGAAGTAAGTATGGTATATATTCAGATTTGAACCAGTTAAATCCGTTTGACAGGGACTTGGTTTATGATGTAGATGCTGTTTTTCAGAGCATAGGCAACATTTTACAGACTGAAAAGTTTGAACGGTTTTTCAGGCCGGACTTCGGCTGTGAGCTGGGCGGGTTCCTGTTTGAGTTGAACGATGCTGGCACAGAAGCAATGGTAGAAAAATGGATTGTAGATGCGTTAGAAAAATGGGATACCAGGCTTGTACTGGATTATAACCGGACAGTAGTAGAGCGTATACCGGATGAGTATAAAATGAGTATGTTACTTGCTTTTTCGATTGTAGGTATACCGGGGACAACATCGTATAAAGGAGTTTTGAAAGGATAGTTTGTTATGGCAGATTCACCTATTAACCTTAAAAGTTTATCTTTTGATTCAATCCTGAAAGATTTAAAGGAATACGTTAAATCATTACCGGATTATGATAAATGGAAAGATTTTTATGTATCTTCGGCTGGTACAACGTTACTGGAGCTGCTGGCAGGGGCAGGTACATATTTATCGTTTCATTCTATGGCAGCCAGGCGGGAAAGCTACCTTGAAAGTGCTAAGCTGGCCAGTAGCGTATATAACATATCGGGTATGCTGGGGTACGAGGCAAACCGGCGCACTGCACCGGTTTTTAGGATAAAACTAACGGATGGTTCTAAGAACGGCGATGTAAAAGAGTTTGATGCCGGGGACGGGAAAGGATTTAGCTGGGGGTCAAGGTTTACTCCGGTTGGTACATATAAGGGTCATGACGTAGTTTTGTTATCGGAATATACATTTAATAATCCGATGGAGCTGAAAGGGAAAGCGTTTGATTTATGTTTAGGTAGCTGGCAACGGCAGGAGTTCGTGATTGAAGATACCAAACCGTTCCTGAAACTGTACGTTGAGGATATGTCGATTGACAATGATTTAACGCATTTACAGGTTTGGATACGGCAATCGGATAACTTAGGTAAGATGGTTTTATCGCCGGTACGGTACGCAGAAGAACTGGCACCGCCGGGCGCAAGCACGAAGGTACTGGTCAGAACTACGTATGACGGTGTTGTACTGGTATTCGGGGATGGTACCTTTGGATTTAAACCTATCAAAGGTCAGGTATGTGTATTTGATTATTTATCTACATTAGGCAGACCGGATATACTGGTTAGCTCGGAATCGTTGTTGAAAGGTATCTCTTGGGCATCGGGGGCAAGCTTACTTAAAAATAATATACAGTCGATTGAAGTTTTATCGCCTGGGTATGACTCAGATTCAATTGATAAAATTAAAACGCTGGCAACCGGATACTTTGCAGCACGACGCAGGATGTTAACTGCCGATGACCATATTGCAGTTTTAATGGGGTATCCAGACGTTGTATCGGTAGGGGTACGACGTAAAGCTACTCGGAGTGATGTAGATAACTGTTGCGTGGTTGAGCTGAGTCCGTTGTTCTCAGACGAGCATTTTATTAACTCGGGCGACCGTGAACTGATAATCTCGGACGAGATGCAGCTTTTTATACCGATGGGCATGACAGAGGAGGATAGGACAATTTTATACAAGTTAAATGATGAATTTGATATTGCATCGTTTAAAGATAAAGAATTTATCCAGATTAGAGCATACCCTGACAACTCAGGGGTTAGTAAACTGCCGTTAGGTATAAACGAATATCCGCATTATTATAAGATGCGGAAGGTTATGATTCGGGTATATGAAGGCGGCATAGTCTATAAGAAAGCAAGTTTTTATTTAACGGATGAGGATGATAACCCTATTAAATATGATTATAGGGATGAAGAAACGAATGATTTAATTGAGCCCAGTTTTAAAGGTACGTTAGTTATAACCAAGAAAAATTACCTTGAGTCTGACCGTATCCAAGGTGGTACATTACGGACAACGATTATTCAGGAATGGGATATGGATATGAACGTTATTCGGACAATATCAGATGCAGCGTTATTGGATGGTATGCGGGTTAGATTTACGGTTGAAGGTATCCTGAAAGAGGATGGTGAAGAGGTATGTTTACCGGACCCGTTTATGACAGCGTTACTTGAGTTTCCGTTAACGGAATATATTATTGAGCGTGTTGGTGGCAGTGCAACAGACTTCCGGTTACGGGATACAGCTACTTCAAATTTAATTGACTTTAGTGAATATGTAATTGATGGTGTAGCAAGGCCGCCTAAAGGCACAGTCAGACTATCTTGGGAATCGGAATCATCCAGCGTTTTAGTGACTGGCTGGGATGTATTGACCGGTGAGATTATACTGGATGGGTTAACTAACATTAAACCTGGGATGGAAGTACAGTTTACTGGGTATGACCCTAACATGGATGATTACCTGAATAACGACCCCAGTGAACATGAGAAGTTTCATGACCCTGTATCGGTTGGGAACCCGTGGAACAAGCCGTGGGCCCGTGCAGTTATAGGCGATACATTTATACCGTTAAGTTTACCGGCGTTATGTTATGAGCACTGGGGGTTATCGGATGCACCAACGTTTAAGATTGAAGAGACAGAATCACCGTTACGGTTTAAGTTACGGGATAAATATGGGAATGCAGTTTATTTTACGGATGATGGTATTGATTCGGGGAACGGTGGGTGCTGGATGGTCTGGAAAAAGACCGGCATGACAGATTTTCTGGGTACCGGCGAGCAGCGGAACATTTTATCGTATCTGGATGAGTATAAGGTTGTAGGTGAGTTAGTTGAGCTGGTTGACCCTGTTAAAACGATTATTCAACTTAAAATGACACTTGTAACTGAGGATACAGTTACGGTTTCGGAGCTGGAAACAGATATTAAACGGATATTACGTTCTAAAATATATAAAATGGGTGTTACGTTCAGGCCGGGCGAGGTTGTCCAAGAGGTGTCGCAGTTGGATGGTGTTAAACGGGTTTATTTAGAGTGGCCAACAAAAGACAGAGAACTGGCGTATAATGAGTATATAGGATTTGATGAAGGTACGTATGCAGATATGATAGTCCGGCAAAGCGTATACGGCGATAAACAGCATTACATTGCCCCGCTGGACTTATCTATTACCAGTGATTTAAATATGTATATTGGTATGGAACCGGATAGCCAGAAAGGTTATTATAGCCTGAAAGGAGATGAATAATGGCCCCCGCACCTGTTTTTTATACTGGGACTGGAACTAAATTCTCGCATCAAGGTATTGAGAATGAAGAGCTTGTGTTTGAGATACTTTGTCGGCGGGGCAACGAGAAGACCGAAGGCATCGAGAATGTTACTCTTGAATTATCGGTAACAAATCAGTATGAAACAAGGGTTAGTCAAGGCCAGCATGTTTTTGGTCGGCGGTTAATAACCGATAGCAGGTTATCATGGGAGCTTGTACCGGTTCATGAAGGCAGGCATGTAGTTTTAAACAAGAAAGATTATAGTCGATTTAGGATTAAATGCAAACCATTACACGAACGGTATGGAGCAGCTTTTATCCAGATAATAGCAATTGACAATAATTATGACCCGCCAACGGTTAGTGAGCCGTATCATAGTGTAGTTATACCGGATAGTATTCAGCAGCCAAACGTAGAGATAGTATTCAGGCGTATAGATAATAAGCCGGTTTTCACGCATATCCAGGATATTGTGATACCTAAGAATGGGTTATCCAAGGTAGTAGAATTTAAGTTATCGGATGAAGAGAGCGAGACCCGAGACCTTAACTTCCAGCTTGTATCCGAAGACCCGGAAATACTGGATGATAACGGTATTATTTACTGTAAACCTGTTTTGCCTATTGCAAATGGTGGTATTAAACAAGGTTTAACATATCAGGTATCAGGCGGGAAAGAGATTCGATATTCAAGTCGGGTTATCCGGGAAGGCAACAAGTTTAAAGGGTTAAAAGGATTTAATCATTGGGGTACAACGGATAATTCAACTGGGCACGAGCAGGTATTTGAGCTGGATGGTGATACAAGAGCATTCCAGTTACGGCCAAACCAGGATGTAACCGGTACGGCCAAGGTATCATTATATTTATCCGATAAGCTTACGTTTGATTATGCGGGGATACTAAACAAGCTGGTTATAGGCCCTAATAAAAAAGACAGGTTACATGTTTTATGTTCCAGTTACATAGCAGGTAAGTTTTGGATAGGTCGGACAGACGGTGTAATGATTGCTAAGCCAGACCATTATAAGAATATAAACGATTGGACTAATGGTAATGGTAAAAACTGGGATAGCCCTAAAGTTAAGATTGTAACAGCCGAGGAAGATGAATATAACGTAAATGATAAGGATAGGGTTATCAGTCGAGTTGAAGGCATTACATCGGGTGTATTACGGAACGGGCTACCGGTTATAGTGTTAGCAGTTCGGAATACA